ACATAACTCAATTGCATACTTAAATACTATAAATAGTATCGCTTATAACACCTCTTCGAGATGCTTCCACTTTATACCTATTTCTAGGTTTATCTAACGACTATATGCAGCCGTATGTCCGAAGACAAAGATAATAACCAATGCCCAATGATTTATGCTGGTACGATGACCTAATCAGCGGTCTTACATGGTTATTTAAATTTTTCGGGCAAACTGCGGAAGAAACAATCTGCCCTAAACAGCTTCAACTGATGCAACAGGATGCTCCTTCTTGGAAGGGTTTCCCTGGGTTCTAGTGTGATGCGAAAAAGTATACTTAGCTCTAAAAGTAGAATGACCCAACAAACTCAGTCCAAGACTCTGCAGTCTCGCCTTGCTTGTGCAGATGGTAAACATTCGTTCTTACATATTGGTATCACCCAACGGACTATAAGAGCTAAGATTTAAGTGTTTCCTGGTATTTAAGTTAGTGCCCAGGTTCTATTAAAAGTATATATATATTAGAATAAGTATGTGTCTACGTTATTATACCTATTTTAGGGTAAAAGCACGTATTTACACAGGGTAGAGACTACTGCTGCTAAACTAATAGCTCAAACGATGATTTCTGTTGCCACGGCTCATCACACCCCGAATCTTATTCAGCTAGACTGTACCGTCACTCGGTATCTTTGTCGTACTCATCCACCACATCAAGCTCATCCTTTTCGGACGGCTGCCACGCACCTAGCACGACCACTGCTTCATCAGGGGGCAGCTGTGCTATCTTAGATAACATTAGCTTCTCCTTAACAAGAGCACCAGACTTACTGATTTGTTGCGGTAGAGTTTCCTTACTGATATCGGTGGGATAGTCACGCTTCGTGCGGTTCCTAAATCCTGCCATATGTAGTATTACTCCATAGTTAAGATTAATTAATAAATAACATAAAATCCAAAAAACACATTATAACCTAAAACGTATATACGAAAAACCCCTTTATGGGGGTGTACTAGGTAAATAAGGTTGTCTTTCAAAATACTACAATTTTTCTTGAAAAGAACCTGGGGTTATACTTAAATTAGATACATGAGCGAAGGTTACATAACATCAAAGCAATTATCTGGCAAAGAAGGTTTAACTGGAGTAGCTGCCCGTGAGGCTGAGCAAGAAGACCGTGAATTCGATGAAACTATTCTAGAAATGGCTGCTGAAATACTAAAAGAAAAGAAAGAAAAGAAAGAAAGTAATATAAAGAAAGAAAAGAAAGAAAAGAAAACAGTTGCTAACAGTTAAACAGTTATATGCCCTATGTCTTCAATTTCGATAGAGTGGTTAGCACAATTGCCCTATGAGGAGCAAGAAAGGGTATTGTCCAGATTGTCTAAAATAGATGATTTACACCCAATTGAAATTAATGGAAAGAAGTTCTATATCCCTGGTGAGGTTATAGGATTGATTGATTCTCTATGGTCTCAATTAGGAAATACTGACCCATTCCCTCAAGCAGGATGAAGTCAAATACTATCAAAAAAAAGGAGCATTTTGTCTATGAACACATTTCTGAATTTTATAAAGACCATCCTGATATCACACCATTAGAGAACTGGAGAGAGGGCAAAGAGGGAGATTGGGTGTGGAGTGATGATAAAAATATTATTCAATTGTTAAAAGTGAATAGCATCTCTCATCCAAAAGATTCAAAAAATTATAAATATGCAAAGGGGTATGTTAGGACTATCGTGGGTACTTTTATTATAGATTCTAAGAATTTCATGGATTCTGATTTCACAAGACATCCGAATAGATATACATTCTCTAGAACTATCACTAATCCTAATAAAAGAGTAAAAGAAAGAAAGAGCGTTACCAATAAAGAAAAGTTATTTGCTACAAATGTAGCAGTAGGGATGGGTGCAGTCAAAGCTTATATGGATGCCTATGAAGAGGATTCCCCAGATAAAGCGAAAAGAAAAGCAGTCGTCCTTTTAAAACAGGAGCGTGTAATGAAAGAAGTTGAGAAGGGTGTACAGGATATTGCTAAATCTTTAGGGATAAACCATGAGTACATCTTAAACAATCTAAAAGTACTAGCTGAGACATCAGCTGATGAAAATATTGCCCTTCAATCCTTAAAAGAGCTAGGTAAAGCGATAGGGACTCTAGGGACTGGAGTTAAAAAGATAGAACAGGGAGTTATCGGAATGTTTAGCGGTTTCTCTCCTGAACAAATAGAGAAAGCCGAGAGAAAGATTCTAGGCTCAGGAAAGGAGATATAATGGTTTGTCCAAATTGTACTTCTATGTACACCAAAAAGGATGGTAAGTCAAATAGGAAGGGTAAGATTTCTCAGAAGTTTAAATGTAATTCTTGTCTTAAATATTTTTCTGTACCCATAGACACCGAAGTAAAAGAATACAATCTACTCATTAAGCCTGGAGATATTTACTCTTACAGTTCTAAGAACCTTATTCGAGTTCATTGTCTCACTGATATCCACGTTGGGGCTCATGAGTTTGATTTAAAAAAGTTTAGTGAAGCTGTCAGAACCATAGCTAAAGACCCAAATGCAGTTTGGTTTGGCAATGGAGATTTGATAGAATTGATTCCTCCTCACTATAAAATTTCTCAAAGAGGTCAGATGATACCACCTGATGAGCAATACCTTACCTTCCTCCAATTGGTAGCCCCAATTAAAGATAAGTGCCTATTTATCCGTGGAGGTAATCATGATTTTCTCCGTAGTTTCAACATACTAGATTTTGATGTTTGTAGAACTCTTGCGGCTGAATTGAACGTACCCTACTATCAATATCCAGGGTATTCTAGAATTAAAGTTAAGGAAAAGGAATGGTTTCTTGTTAGTGGACACGGTAAAAGTGGTGCGAAAAATGGTGACCTCGAATTGGACAAATTGGCAGCTGTTTACTCCGAAGGTGATGTGTTTGTACTTGGTCATAATCACCAGCTCTATGCTAAACCTGTCGATTCGATTAGGGTTGATGGTGATGAAGAGGCTCTTAAGCGTCGTTGGTATGTAAGAGGAGGTTCTTTTTTAAGATACGCTGAGTATGCTAGGTATTCGATGTATCCTATTGTAAGGACTGGGTGGATTACTATGGAGTTTTCTGACACTAGGGTGAAGTGTTGGGAAAATTAAATGTACATTAACGATGAATACAAGCCTAAGAAGAGTGAGAAAAAGACTAGGCAAGGACAAGGGAGGGGTTCAAAGTTTGGTATTAAAGGAAGTAAGAAATACTATCGTAAAAAGAAAAGAGGACAAGGATGAGTAAACATCCTAATAGAACTCCCATAACAAAACATCATCTTATGCGTTCAATAAAGGCTTTGATAAATTGGTCTCAAGCATCAAGCGTAAGGCAGGATGATATGGAGAGAATATTCGAGGACTATATTGAGTTTAAGAAGGATATGACGGGGTTTAAGAAATTCATAGATGTCAAATATAAACAGCAAGAACGTAAACGAAGCCGAAAAAGCACTACTCCTAGCGAGTAAGGACTTAATAGCCTTTGGGAAGTTATTCCTTCCCGATGACTTTATGCGTTCTGAAACTCCAGCGTTTCACTATGAAATGGCTGATTGCATTGATAACAAAGATGTTAAACAACTTGCTATTATCTTACCTAGGGGGCATGGTAAAACTGTCCTAACCAAATGTTCAATCATTAAAGATTTCGCATTTTGCCCTAAAGATGATATGCATTTCTACGCATGGGTTTCTGCTACTCAGAAATTATCAGTAGGCAATATGGATTACATTAAATATCATTTTGAATACAACGAAAGAATAAAGTATTTCTTTGGGAATTTAAAAGGTAGAAAATGGACAGAGGAAGACATAGAGTTATCTAATGGGTGTAAACTTATATCTAAAAGTAATGTGGCAGGAATACGTGGAGGTGCAAAACTTCATAAAAGATATGACCTTATCTGCCTTGACGACTTTGAGCACGAACAAAATACAATTACAGTTGACGCAAGAGCTAAAAATGCCAATCTTGTTACTGCTGTTGTATATCCAGCGCTTGAGCCTCATACTGGTAGGCTTCGGGTTAATGGGACTCCCGTACATTATGATTCTTTTATTAATAATCTTATCATTAATTTTGAGCGAAATAAGAAGAAAAAAGAAGAGTTCGCATGGAAGGTAGTCACCTATAAAGCCATACTCCCGAATGGGAGTGTGCTTTGGCCTTCGTTCTTCCCAGCTAGTAAATTAGAAGAAAAGAAAAAGTTTTATAGAGATTCAGGACAACCTGCTAAATTTTTTCAAGAATACATGATGGAAGTCCAATCCGAAGAGGATTCCGTATGGAGGAGGCAACATATAAAATATTGGGAGGGATTCTATGAAAACGAAGAAGGGGTCAACTATATACTTATCGATGGGGAAAAAGTCCCTGTTAATACGTTTATCGGCTGTGACCCTGCTACTGATATTGATACTAAAGATTCTGATTTCAGCGTTATTATGGTTATCGCTGTGGACGTTAATAATAATTTATATGTCTTAGAGTATGAAAGACACCGCTCCATTCCAACGATAGGGGCAAAGGGGAAAGATGGGAAACTTATAGAAAAGAAAGGCGTAGTAGATTATATTATAGAACTTTACAATAAATATCATTGTACATCTGCTACGGTTGAAGATGTGGCTATGAACCGTTCAATTTTCCAGGCATTAAATGACGAAAGAAGACGCATAAATCGTTTTGATATTGCTGTAATTCCTGAAAAGCCAGGAGGAACTAATAAAAGGAACAGAGTTTATAGTGGTTTAAGTGGTAGATTCAGTATGGGAACAATACATTTAAGAGAGAATATGTTTGATTTAAGCAACGAAATACTTACTTTCGGCCCTAGAATGGCACACGATGACACCATTGAAACACTTTACTATGCAAATTTGCACTCATTTCCACCTAATTATTCTAAGAATAAAGAGAAAAAGTGGTTTAAACCCGTAAGGAAAGCTAAGAGCTGGATAGTAGCATGAATAGAAAACATTTAAGAGAACTTGAGAATGCTATGAGGCAAAACATGACGAATAGAAATGTTGGTAAGTTTCAAGAAGCTTATAATTCTTATCTTGAAGGGATTGGAATAAAAGATTCTTCTATAAAAGTTGATGGACAGTATGGGGATAAAACTGGTGGGGCAGCTTCATGGTTCAGACAACATAATAAGTTTCTAGATGAAGAAGAGGCTTTCCAAGAGGTTCAGGGGAATGTAGCTGAAAAGAGATTAGATTTTTATAAAAATTTTGAGTTTACAAAGCCTAGCGACACTTCAGATGTTAAAAAATATTGATTAGTATACCTCAAATACAATCTCTTGTAAAACAAACTTGTTTAAGGATGGGGACTAGATTCGCAACTGCTGACGCAGTCCAACTTGTTGTAGCGACTGGGATTGTTGAAAGCCGTTATGAATATCTTCGACAATTAGGCGACGGGCCCGCTAGAAGTTTTTGGCAGGTAGAACCCGCGACTTGCGTAGATAACTTAGCTAACTATCTTAAGCATAGACCAGGTTTAATGCAACAATGTGCATCTGCTAGTTATGTAGATGTTAAGCATTGGCAAAATTTCGATGAAAAGACATGGGAGGAAATATTGGAAAGAAATATAGCTGCTGCTATTGTTCATTGCCGTTTAAAATATTGGAGAGTTCCTAAGAAAATGCCTAGAACTATAGAGGGTCAGGCGAATTATTGGAAGAAATATTACAATACAGAGCAAGGCAAGGGGAAGCCAGAACATTTTAGAGACGCCTGTAGGAAGTATTTAGTATAATGGCAAGAAGAAGTAACAAAGTAAAAGCTAATGAGAATTATCAATTATGGAATAGAGCTAACACCGCTCAAAGAGGAAAATGGTCATACTCAGCTCAAAAGAGTTATGATTTCTATCTCAATGAGCAGTTAACCACTGAGGAGGCTGATGCTCTACGTGAGTCAGGAATGCCTGATTTTATAATCAATCGAATTACTCCTATTATAGAAATAATGAAATACTTTGCGACTGCTAATAACCCTAAATGGCAAGCGGTAGGAGCTGACGGAAGCGATGCTGACGTTGCTCAAGTCCATTCAGATATAGCAGACTATTGTTGGTATCTATCTAATGGGAAATCTCTTTATAGTAGTGTCATATTAGATGCACTTACCAAAGGGATAGGGTATTTTCATGTAGATATTGACCAAGACGCTGATAACGGTAAGGGAGAAGTGTTATTCAAAAGGATAGAACCCTTTGATATATTCGTAGACCCTATGAGTAGAGATTTTCTTTTTAGAGACGCATCTTTCATAATGGTTAGAAAGAATCTATCTAAGTCACAATTAAAGGCTGAATTCCCAGAATATAGTGCTAAAATAGAAAAGGCTTCTGCTCCTTCAGATATGAGGGGTTATTCTGAGACAGATTTTAGAGATAGGGACAGTATTATCCAAGAAGACATAGGGGGCACATTTAAAGAGTCAGGTGAAGATGATGAGATAATTCCTTTCTTTGAATGCTATAAAAAAATCAAATCCCCTTTCTACAATATGTTGAGACTTGTACCTCCTAGTGAAGAGGAAATGGCTCAAATCAAACAAACTGTAGAAGTAAAAATAAAAGAATTTACAGCAGAAGCTCAGGTTAAATTAGCTGAGACAATGGCTAAGCTTGAACAGTCTCTTCAATCTGGAGAGATTATTCCCGAAAGAGCACAATTAGAAAAACAAAAAGCTCAAAAGGATATGGTAGAGTCCATTGAGAAGGTTAAACAACAATTAATGTCTGAAATGCAAGAAGCTGCGTCTAGGACAGAGACAAGTATAGTTAGTGAAAAAGAGTATAAAGTCTTGATGGAAAACGAAGAGATTGCATCAACTGTTATGCAAGCCAACAAATTTCATCAAAGTAGAATAAAATTAACTTGCTCTGTAGGTGAAGAAACATTCTTGTATGAATATATTCTTCCAATATCAGAATATAATATTATTCCGATTCCTTATACTTATACTGGCACTCCTTATCCGATGTCAGCAGTTGTCCCTCTTATTGGTAAACAACAGGAAATTAATAAAGCTCATCAAATTATGATTCATAATGCTAATCTAGCATCTAATCTAAGATGGCTTTACGAAGAAGGTTCAATACCAGAGGATGAATGGGAACAGTATTCTTCTTCAGCTGGTGCTCTTCTTAAGTTTAGACAAGGGTTTACTGCCCCAACCCCAGTGCAACCTGCTCCAATTAATAATGCTTTTTATAGCATAACTCAAGAAGGAAAGCAGGATATAGAGTATATTAGTGGTATTTATTCATCAATGATGGGGAATACAAAAGAACAACCTGAAACGTATAGAGGTCTTTTAGCTAATGATGAATACGGAACTCGAAGAATTAAAGCATGGATGCAATCTATGGTTGAACCATGTCTAGAGCATTTAGGAAGAGTTTTCAAGGAAGTCTCTCAAAAAACATATACAATTAATAAAGTTTTTAGAATAGTTCAGCCAGAAGCTGGGCAGTCAATCCAAGAAGCTGAAGAGAAAAAGGTTGAAATAAATATTCCAATTTATAACGATTATGGTAAAGCCATTGGTAAATGGATGGATTACGAAACAGCAAGATTTGATGTAAGAATAATAGCAGGTGCTTCAATGCCTATCAATAGGTGGGCTCTTATAGAAGAATATTTCAGATGGTTCCAGGCTGGTTTAATAGACGATATAGCCATGTTAGCAGAAACTGATATCCGTGGTAAAAAACAAATTGCCGCTAGGAAATCATTATATGCACAATTGCAATCGCAATTAGAACAATTAACCGAAGCCGTAAAAGATAAGGAGGGAACTATTGAAACCTTAGAGCGTCAGTTAGTCCAATCAGGCATAAAGGATAAGATAAGAAGTGCTGAACATGAGACTAAGAAAGATGTTCTACAAACTCAAGCTCAACAACGCATGGTAAGAGGTCTCATGCAAGGTGAATTGAGCAATTTCAAGAAAGACCTAAGACGAGAAATTGATAAGCAAAAAGATAATGCTAAAACAGAAGAATAGTATTGTTTTAATGCCCTTCAAATTGCTAAATTTCAAGTTAAGTAAAGGAGTATAAGAATTATGGACAATGTACAAACAGGCAACACTCAACAAGAGTCCCCTGATGTGGACATTCTTAATTTACAAGAACAATCACAGGGAGACAATGAATCTCAGGCATTTTTTGATGACCTAGATAAACAAGTCAACAGTGTGGTTTACGAAGATGATATTACTCAGACAACCTCCAACACAGCGACTCATAACAAGGTTGAACAGAGCCCTGAAGTAAAAACCGCAGGAGAGAACTCCAACAACACGGATGTAGATAACCTGCAAAATCGATATTCTGCTTCAAGTAAGGAAGCTAAGCGACTAAACACTAAGCTTAACGAACTTGAACCATATATGCCGATTTTAAACGCGATGAAAGACGACCCCAATTTAATTACTCATGTGAGAGGTTATTTTGAGGGTGGTGGAAACGCGCCTAGTAGTATGAAGGAAGAACTTCAATTAGGAGAGGATTTTATGTTTGACGGGAATGACGCTTTTGATGACCCAAATTCGGACTCAGCAAAGGTACTCAACGCAACCATTGATGGTTTAGTGCAAAAAAGACTAAATAATTACGCAGTTAATCAGAAACAAGAAAATGCTAGACTCGCTTCTGAAAGCGATTTTAAGCAACAATACAAACTTTCTGAAAACGAGTGGACAGACTTAGTTTCTTTTGCTAAGAGTAAACAGCTTGGGTTGGAAGATATCTATTATTTAAAAAATAGAGAGAATAGGGAACAAAACATCCAACGTTCAGCTCAGGAAGAAGTCGGAAGACAAATGCAAAATGTAAGGCAACGTCCTCAATCATTAGCATCTTCAGGGGCATCCCCAGATAGCATTGAAAGTCCAGACGATGAAGTATTCGACAAACTATTAGGCGGTGAAGATTCTATTAACCGTCTACTTGGCTAAAGGTCGAACAGCCATTATAGAGTAGGCAAATAAAACGACTGGAGTTTTATAATGGCACAATCAGACGCTACGTACCCCGTGGCAACCCCATTATTTCAAAAACACAGTACGGGATTAACTGAAGGATATGCGGCATCGCAGGGCTCGTCGCTCGGTACAGGTGACCTTCGGAGAAAGTATAATTTCGCTGAGAGATTTACTGAGTTAGCAATTGAGCAAACTCCTTTCTTCAGAATGGTCGCTAAGGTAGCGAAGAAACCTACGGATGACCCATCTTTCAAGTTTACTGAGAAACGTCAATCTTGGATGAAGCGCTATTCATATGTAGTTGTCATGATTAATAGTGGGACAACGAATGTATTTAACGATGCAACGTTAACCGCTCATGGTGGTGACGCTACTATAGCAACAGCTGATGTCTTGAAACTGTATATGGCTACTGACTATAAGTCAGCTGGCAATTTACAAAATGTTTCAGGTCAATCTTCTGGAGCTATTGCAATAGGCGCAACAGGGACAGCCCCTGAATTCCTAATAGAGAATCAGATTATCCAAATTAACCTAACAGCTACCGCTGGTGGCGGAACCACTGTATCAGATTACGTGCTTGCACGTGTCACTGCAGTTGGAGCCGAAGTCACCGTGAATAGTATGCAGGCTAAATTGGTAACTTGTTCTGTTACTAGAGCAGCTTCTGGTGAGGTTACTTCTTTTGTGAGTAACGCACCAATAACAGCAGCTTACAATAAAGACATCGCAACGGCTCTTGAGCCAATGCGTTGCTACGTTGTAGGTAACTCTAATGCAGAGGGTTCTTCATTGGTAGGAAAGACGTGGAAAGACAATCCTTATAGTACAGGTTACGGACAGACTCAAATCTTCCGTAGCGAATTTGGTATGACCAATACTGCTAGAGCTACCGTGCTCAAATACGAACCCAATGAATGGGCTCGTGTATGGCGCGATAAACTCATTGAGCATAAATGGGATATCGAACAAGCTGCACTATTCTCGTCTCAGTTTACTGACGCTGCAGGTGTTACTCATACACAAGGAGCAGTTGACTATGTTTTAAATTACGGTAACCAATTTGGTTGGACTACCGCTAAAACAGTTGACGACTTCCTTGATGATATCAGTAAATACATTGACCCCCGTTATAATCAATCAAGAGCCACAGTTTATTTCTGTAGCACTGATGTTTATAACTGGTTGCATAAGCTTGGTGGTTATTTCTCACAAAACTTGGGTATTGATACTCAGTTTAGTGCTGATTTAGCTATCACTGGCCGCAAAAAAGTCATGGGTCTCGATATGACTACAATCGCAACTCCTTATGGAGATATGAATGTAACTCGTTGTATCGCACTTGACCGAAGCGCAGTTAAGATACTTGGTGTGAACTTAAATCATGTTAAGTATCGTCCGTTAGTTGGAAATGGTATCAACCGTGATACATCAGTTTATGTAGGTGTTCAATCTTTAGAAAACACTGGAACTGATAAACGTGTAGATATGATTCTGACAGAGTCAGGCTTTGA